ATATAGACTGATATATTCTTGATATATTTATAGGACACCCTGTCCCTACTAACACGACACGCTGTCTTAAATTCGCCAAAAACATATGGACACGCTGTCCTATGGAAGTGTCATCAAATGATACCGATAAACACTGTGACAAAAATGCAACACCTTCTTGCAGACAGGTTCAAATCGTGTATATATGAAAAAAGAGGAGTAAGGGTTTCGGTTGAGCGTACTCCTCCTTTGACGCTCCCGAATGTGGGGCGGGCTTTATTCCCTTTCGGCTCGCCCCACTACTAAAAGGAGAAGATATGGGAAAAGAGAATTTAGATGTAAGCGAGCTTATGCTTGCTATTGCGCTAGACCCTGTTTTATTCGTTAAGGGTGTTCTTGGCGCGGAGCCAGAGGAATGGCAGGAGAAGGCATTATATGCTGTGCGTGACAATGACAGGGTGGCTATTCGGTCTGGTCACGGTATCGGTAAAACTGCATTTCTATCTTGGCTCATATTGTGGTGGGTTTTAACCCGCTCCCCATCCCGTATTGCCTGCACAGCAAACACCGCTAGTCAGCTATCCGATATTCTATGGGCAGAGGTCGCCAAGTGGCATCGTCGTATGCCTGATGGCTTGAAAGAGCTTATTGAGGTCACATCCGCGAAGGTTGAGCTTGCTGGTCAGGACAGCTTTGCTGTGGCTCGTACGGCGCGTAGAGAGACACCAGAAGCCCTGCAAGGGTTTCACAGCCCCAATATGCTATTCCTCGTAGATGAGGCCTCTGGCGTGGACGACATCATCTTTGAGGTTGGTGAGGGTGCTATGTCTACAGAAGGCGCTAAGACAGTTATGACGGGAAACCCCACCCGTACGTCTGGCTACTTCTATGAAGCCTTTAATAAAATGAAAGACAGCTTCTTCACAATGAAGGTTGCCTCATCTGATAGCTCTCAGGTCGGCCCGAAGTTCATTGAGGATATGAAGACAAAGTATGGTGAGGACAGCAATATCTATCGTGTGCGTGTTTTGGGCGAATGGCCTGAGGCAGATGATGATGTGGTTATTCCGCTTCATCTTTTGCAGTCAGCAGCAGAGCGTGACCAAGTGCCAGCAGAGACAACACCTGTTGTTTGGGGGCTGGATGTGGCGCGTTTTGGCACTGATAAATCCGCCCTTTGCAAGAGAAAAGGGAATGTGGTAACTGAGCCTATCAAATCGTGGCGAAATAAAGATTTGATGGAAATGTGCGGGATTATCTTAAATGAATACGAAACAACTACGTGGTCAGATAGGCCAGTCGAAATACTCGTCGATAGTATCGGCCTTGGTGCTGGTGTCGTTGACCGTCTCACCGAGCTTGATTTACCTGTTCGTGGAATTAACGTTGCTGAATCCGCTTCTATGGGAGAACGTTACGGGCGGCTGCGGGATGAGTTGTGGTTTCTAGGCAAGGAATGGTTTGAGGCGCGTGACTGCACAATCCCAAATCAAGAAGAGCTTATAGACGACTTATCTAAGCCTAGATTTTCTTTCCTATCTAATGGTAAGCTAAAGGTAGAAGGAAAAGATGAAATGAAACGGCGCGGTCTAAACAGTCCTGACCTTGCAGATGCCTTTTGCCTTACCTTCGCTTCTCGTGCTAGTATTGCCAAGAGTGGCAGTAAGCACAAATGGAATAGCAACTTAAATTATGGGTCGTCAAAATGGATAGTTTAAAAACAATAGACGGTGAGCCTATCGAGGACACAGCGTTTGAAATGATTGCTCTTGTTCTTCATCAGCTTTCAGAGCTTGGGCAGGACTGGGACGAATTGATTGACACCTGCCTGCTTGCATCTGCTTTCTGCGCTCAAGAAGCTGATATGCACCCAGATGATTATATGATGCGTGTGCGTTCTATTAAGGTCACTGAAGACGGAATTTACGGAGACGCTTAATGGCTATTATCTATCGCGGCGAGCGTTTCGCTGGTTACAACAAACCTAAACGTACCCCAAAGCACCCAAAGAAAAGCCACGCAGTGCTGGCGAAAGAAGGTGACACGGTTCGCCTAATTCGATTCGGTCAGCAAGGTGTTCGTGGCGCTGGAAAAAATCCCAAGACAGCTAAAGACAAAGCTCGAAAAAAGTCTTATTATGCTAGACACAATGCTCAGGGAAAGCCGACAAGCAAGTTGTCTGCAAAATACTGGTCGCATAAAGTTAAATGGTAGGAGAAAGAAATGCCTAACGTAGACGGAAAAAAATACCCATACACAAAAGCTGGAATGGCAGCAGCAAAGAATGCCAAGGGGAAAAGTTTTTCGACTTGCTCAATGTGCAAGTCCCCTCGTGCCTGCACAAAAGCAGGACGCTGCTTGAAGGGAGTGAGCGCATGACCACCTGCTACCACTGCGGATACCCAACTCACACCAATGTAACTGGCTCTTGCAAAAGCTGCCGCAAATCACTTGCCGTTGAGCCAGTGAAAATGCCAGAACCCGTAAAAGCGCCAACCATTAAAAAAGAAACAAAAAAAGTAAAAGCTAAAAAAGCTCCAGTCAAGCCTATTACGGTAGAGCTTGGCGACGATGCAACAGATTAAGAGATATATAATGGCTAAAATGAATGATGTAGAATTTCAATCTATTGTTCGCAATGAGATTGAACAGGCTATCGGTCACTATGATACAGAGTACTCCCAAGACCGCATTGAGGCCATGGACTACTATCTGGGCGAACCATTTGGCAATGAGCAGCCAGACCGTTCTCAGGTTATCAGCACAGAAGTAAGCGACACTATTGAACACATCATGCCTAGCCTGATGCGTATTTTTACGCAGTCAGACGACTATGTGCGCTTTGTGCCACACGGCCCAGAAGATGTGGCTGTCGCCGAACAAGCTAGTGACTACTGCAACTGGATTATTAACAACGATAACCGTGGCTTTGAAATCATGCACAACTGGTTCAAGGATGCACTTATCCTTAAAACTGGTGTTGTTAAGTTTGGCTGGGATGAAACCGTTGACGTTGAGAAAGAAGAATATGAAGGTCTTAACGAAGAAGAATTGACCATCCTGCTGTCAGATGAAGAAGTAGAAATTACCGAACAAGACGTTCGCACCGTTGGCGAGGATATGTTTTTGCCAGACGGAAACATTATTCCCGCCCCAATGTTTTATGACGTCAAGTTGCGCCGCACCAAAACAGACGGGCGTGTAAACATTCAGAATGTGCCGCCAGAAGAGTTCCTTATTTCATCTCGTGCTAAGTCTCTTGAGGATGCAACTTTTGTAGCACACCGCACAACCCTCTCTGTTAGCGACCTTGTATCTATGGGTTATGACAAAGAAGAGGTTGAGGAATATGCTGGCTACACAGACCTAGACACATCAGAAGAGCGCACAAGTCGTTTTGAGGATATTGAGTCAAGCGCTGTTTACGACAGTTTAGACCCAGCAATGCGTAATGTTCTTGTTACAGAGTCTTACATCAAATCGGATTACGATGGTGACGGTGTAGCAGAACTACGCCGTGTTCTAACCATTGGTGAAGGACACCATGTTCTTGAAAACGAAGAATGTGACATTGTTCCATTCGCAATGATTTCACCAGTCCTAATGCCACACCGCGCCATTGGGCGCTCTGTCGCCGAGTTGGTGATGGACGTGCAGTTGATTAAATCGACACTGATGCGTCAGTTGCTGGATAACATTTACAACACAAACAACTCTCGCGTTGTTGCTGTTGAGGGTCAGGTAAACCTAGATGACCTAATGACAAACCGTCCTGCTGGTATTGTGCGTGTGCGCCAAGCTGGTGCTGTGCAGCCATTGCAGGTTCCAGATGTTGCTGGCTCAGTATTTCCTGCACTGAACTATATGGACAGTGTTCGTGAGCAACGCACAGGCATTACGAAGCAATCAATGGGCTTGGATGCCGACTCACTACAGTCAACAACTGCTACGGCTGTTGCAGCTACTATGGCTGCGTCACAAGGCAAAATTGAAATGATTGCTCGTGTATTTGCTGAGACTGGTGTTCGCGCACTATTCCGTGGCATCTTGCACCTTGTCACCAAGTATCAAAACAAAGATAAAATTATTCGTTTGAATAATA